AAGGTTTCTCCAGTTATATCTATAAAATCAGAATCTTCGTATCCCACCAAATCTGCAACGTAATCAACTCCTGTATCTATCCATCCTCCTATTGTATCAAAAAGATCACCAAACATTACCTAACTCCTTAACTCGCTATCCAAGATGCAAGCCAATCCCCTGTAGCTTCAGCTATGGCATCTCTTTGTTCTTTATCGTACAATTCATTTGAATTAGAAAACTCCATAGCCAACATAGCTATCTCATGTCTTCTTTGTGCTTCTGATTCAGACTTTTGAAAATTCCAAGCGGCATTGTCTCTGTATTTTTGCCACAAGTTATTTAATTGTGTTGTTGTTGCATTATACAAGTTTTGTACGTTTATTCTGTTTGTTTCATTTTGAATAGCTGTTTCTTGAGTGTTTATGTTTCTTCTCCACTCTGCATTTGACTGATCAATAGCATATCCCATGTTTGCTTCGCACTTATCTCTTGAGTCCTTAAAACTTGCTTCAAATTGGACAAATGCGTTTTCTTCTCCTGCGTTGAATTGATCCACTGCAACTGATCTATTTGCATTTGCTGTTTCAATTTGTGCATCCATTTCAGTAAAAAACTCTTCAACTTGCATTTCGTTTTTTGCATTTATTTCACTTCTTGCATTTTCTTGTGCAGAATCTTTGAATATAGATTGCACTAATGCGTTGTAAGTTAATTCGTTTGCAGATTGTTCTGCAGTTAGGTTAGCTGTCTCAACAGCCAACAAAGTTTTTGCATTGTTAACTTGTGCTGTCAATCTAGCGTTTAAGTCTGCTGTGTCCATAGCAGCATAAACTGCGGCATTTTTTAAAGCTGTCTCTTGTTTATTGCTTAAGTTTTGTAATTGTAGCTTTGCATAAACGTTAGCATCGGCAGTTGCTATAGGTATGCCTGATTCCATCAGTGCTTGCATCATGGCTGCAGCTGCCATACTTGATGATCCCATACCTCGTTGTTGCATGATTGCTGATATTTTACGGACTGCAGGCGATGCAAATGCAGGAGGTGTACCACCTTCTTCTATAGAGCTAAATAATTCTCCAAGTTGAAATTTTACAGTACCCCTTTCGTCAAAATCATCTAACGCTATAGTTTGAGCTTCAGCCTGAGATTCATCACTAACTGAGCCTTGTACTACGTCTTCATCGTCTATTAATAATTCGTCACGTTCTGTGTCCGATATTTGTGCAATTTCAACAGGATCTTTTTCTTCAAGTTTATCTAACGCTCTTTCAATATTACCGACCTGACCAAAATCTTCATCTGCAGGTCTAGTTGGTGCATCTACATCAACAGTTGCTACATCGGCTGCTCGTGTCGTACTAGGATCTTCTCCTAGCTTATAATCTTCATCGTCTAGTAACTCACTATCTTTTACAGTGGGCAAAACACTTTTTACTTCAGGTATATTACCTTGATTACCTGCAGCAATATCCCCAACTACTTTTTTAAGTTCTTCATCAGTAGTTATGGTAGTGCTTGGATTAGGTGTTATCACACCATCGTCAGGTGGATTTGTTCCTACCTCATTGTTGTTATTTGTGTTTTCATCCATTGCTTTTTTTTCACTCTCATCATTTGCTGAATCTTTTGGAACAGGCTGTGTTGCTGAATCTTTCGGAATAGGCTGTGTAGATATATCATCAAAGAAATTTGATTTTTTATTACTACCTCCCTTATTAGTTTGATCGGCATCTAAAAAAGCTCTTAAACCTTCATACTCAACTCCACGATAAGGTCTGTGATATCTGCTTCTTATTAGATTACCTTGAGCATCATACCCATCTCTAGAATCTGCAAGATCTGCTAAAGATTCAAATTTTATAGGATCTGGTTCTGTAGTAGGGTTTTGTCCATAAAATCTTAATTTGCCTGCTTGCTCTTTTGTTAAAACATCACCGAATGTGCTTAATTGACCCCTGTCTGCATCATCTACGTTTTTGTAACCTTTTCTTAAAAAAACTAATTTTCCGTCGTCTCGTGTTTGGAATCCAATGTATTCTTTACCATCAGCAGTAAAAGCATTTCCGTAGCCACCACTACTGCCTATATTTAAAAATCTATAGGTGCGACTCATTATTTAGTTCCCATGAGTATTTTATCTAATTTGTCCTCTAGTCTTCTCATCGCATCCATTAACTCGTGCATGTCATCCTTAACGTCATCCTTACGTGCATATTCTTCTCGTGTTTTGTTGAGGAGTATTTGTATACGCTTAATTTCTTGAAACATTTTGTTAAATGCCCAACCGAATGGTACAACGACCATAGTTAAGATTATGTTCCAAAATAACATTGCATCGATTTCCATTTTAATACTTTCTCTTTTTTATCGATATTCTTGTATATACCAACCTGTGCCTATATACTTAGTATTACTAATTGGTGGATTTCCTCTATGAGTATGTGTAAAATGAGCAGGAAATAAAACTAGTGTACCTTTTTTTGCTTTAATTCTCATGGGATAATATATAAATTCTAATTCACCACCCTCTTCAACATCATTTAAAAATAAACTCCAAACTAATATTCTATCATTAGCTACTCTTGCACCATTTTCATAATGCCAACTATGAAATCCTCCCCCTATGGGCGTTTCTTGAAATTTAAATGTATTAAAAGAAACATCAGAATCTGTAGAAAAATTTCCTAAAGCAGCTTTATAAGTTTCAGTATACGCTTCATATGCATTTTTTAAACAATCTAAAAATACAATATTATACTCTTTTCCCTCTTCACTTTGAACATGATGTAAAAATACAGAACCGTGTGTCTGCATATCTTGTCTATCCACATCATTTTGTATAATAGGATTTTTTATATAAGCGTTTGTACTAAAATAATTTTTAGAATTTTTTAATTTAGAAATAATAGTGTCACATATTTCATCACTAATTGCGTTCTCTATGGTCATTACAAAATTATTAACAGTTACATTTTTAGTCATAAAGGATTTCCTTGACGATCTCTTAACTTATATTTCTTTGCTGTCCAACATTTTGAACATTTGCCACAAAACTTTTTTTGAGATATACAACTTCTTACTAATTTTTTTAAATCTATTTCTAATGAATCCCATGCTTCTTTTTTTGTTTTAAATCTATCAATACTAGTTCCATTAAAATTTAATCTTGGCGTACAGTATTCAGGGGGTTCATCCAAAAATTTTGTAGCAGACTGCATCCACATTGCTAAATCTTTACCATTTAAATAATCTTCTGAATTACCATCTCTAGTTTTTACAACTCTATTTGTATAAGAATAATTACCTGTCCACATTCTTTTTATATTATAATTGTTACAAAACATTGACCCAAAAAATGCACACCATTGGTGGTCTTTAGCAAAATATTTATCTTCGTTGTCTTTATCTAAACTTGTTCCTATAGTTGCTTGTGAGTATTCAAAATCACCATATGCACTTTTCATATAATTTAAAACTTCATCTACAGCATTATTTTGTAATTTTAGTTTATATTGTTGCTTTATTGCCCATCCCATTTCAATATATAAAACTCTTACTTTTATGTTTTGTTGTAAAAAATGTTTTAATAATATTGTACTATCAACACCCCCTGAGAATAAGATTAATTCTGTAGCACTCATTTAAAAGGGTAATTATCCGATTGTAAAGTAGGTATGCTATTTGACCTTTGTTGAATATAATTTTGGTTAACACCACTTCCAAAATAATTTACATTTATTGTAATTCTATAAGATGTGTCTGTTGGTGCTGAACTTGAATGAGGTGTTGACGCATTAAATATTAGAAGTCTATTAGCTTTAGATTCTATTGCTGTTCCATCTGCCATATATGTAGGAGCATTACAATTTGTTACATAAAATAAAGCACCTACATTAAAAAAGGGGTAATCTATATGAGGAGCATGAATATCATTTTTATCTGAAGAAATATATAAATTTGCTTTTACTCTCATCAATGCATCTATATAGATTTTAGAAGTGATATTTATGAAAGGATTAATCTCATACTTATTTGTCCACTGCTCCCTAGCATATTTTGTATTATCGTATATTTGTGTAGCAAAATAAAAATCTTTATTGGAAGTATCATTATTATTAATCTTACAACTTAAATGCCATCCAAAATCACTTAGCATATATTCTTGTAATAATCCAAACTCTTGATAAGGTAAAAACTCATCATAAACACTATAAAAACAATCCCCATAGCTATTTTCTTTTTTACAAGCTTCTAAAAATTCTTCTTTATTCATACTACCTACCTAAATGAAGGGCCTATAAACCAACTAACTAAACTATACCTAACACCTTTTGTTACAGGTTTAACACCATGTTTAAGATAAGATGGAAAAAATATAGCTGTTCCCTGTTCTCTAGCATCTTCTTCTACAAAACTTTTTTTATCATCAGGAAATTCTAACTGACCTCCTTCATAATATTTAGGAGAAGTTAACTGTATAGACATCGAAAGTTTTCTAACAGGGATATTAGCTTCACCTTCATAGACACCATCTTCATGTGGTTTATAAAAGCCTTGATTTTTTTCATCATATTTTGTTAATTGAAATGTTTCAGGCTCTGTAATATCAAAATTATAAAAGGTATTATTAACATATGTAACTAGTTCTAATAAAGGTTTATATAAATTAAAATAAGGTATACTGCCGTTAAAAAAACATATCTCACTATTTCTTATTTCTTTATTTACAACTCCTCCTTTTTCACTACTACCAACTCCACCTTTGTTAAGTTTATTTTTTCCTAATTCTATTATTTCTTCGCATAAAGAAGAGGGTAAAGCTTTTTTTGCAACTATAATATTTCTTTTCATTCTGTTACCATCATATTCCAATATAAATCGTTTCTTTTATCATATTTAAATTCAGGATAAAATTGACCATCTTTTTCTATATAGTGTAAAAAAACTTGTCTATGCCAATCATAAGGTAATTCATGTCTCCAATGTTCCTGCTCACAACCTTTATATATAACACCTTCACCTATATCTAATTTAAATACTTGGTCTTCTACGTTAATACCCCACATATCAGTTTTATCTGATGCATCAATACAAAGAGTTACACTTACTTCGCAAGATGGTCTATCTTTGTGTGGTGGGCAATCTTGTTGTTTAAAGTAAGTTCTCCAAAAAGAATAAGTAGGTACTAAAGGCTTACCATACGCTTCTTCTACTCTTGGCTTTACAAAGTTTAGTAAACTTTCAAATACAGGATCTGCATATACACTTTTAGAGCCATTAAACATACTAGACTTAACGGGTTGTATGGTTTTTTCTATATATTCCATATGTGTAGATAGACATTTAGTATGATCTTCTTCTAATAATTTTATTTTTTTATTTATTTCCATACTAACTAATTATAACAATTATTTTACTTTTTGCCAAGTTACTTTTAGCTCCACGGAAATGTTGAGTTACCGTCTGTATCTTCTTTTGCTACACTACCATTAGTCTTTTCTAAAAAATCTATTTCTCCTTCTATACCTTGTTTAATTTCATTTATAGTAGCTGAACCTACTCTATTTTCTACCCAAGTTTTTACATTAGCTTCTGTTACAGATGCATACTCTGTAAAAGAACTATCTATTCCAGTAACATCCATATCCAAATCAAAACTTCCGTTAGAGTTAATACTACCTATTGTTTCACTTGTTCCAGTAAGTGTAGCTTCTACTCTTAATATAACGTCTGTATAAGTTGTTCCATCTTTTGTAATATCTTTTGTATATAATTTATTTATTGTCCAAGCATATGTTGCCACTACTCTGTACCTCCTGCAATTGTACCATTATTTGTAAAGGTTACATTTGATAAACCTTCAATATAGTTTCCTGCAGCTCCACCTGAACCACCTGAACCACCTGCAGTTCCTGAAGTTGTTGAAGGTGTTCCTGTTGAGCCAGTGCCACCTGCAGATCCTGCGGCACCATAGCCTGCACCACTACCTCCTGTAGCACCTGCACCACCATCTCCTGCAGAACTTGGTGAACCTGCTGAACCTCCTGCTCCCGAATCACCTCCGGGTTGATTGTTAAATCCTCTTCCTAATCCACCTGCTCCACCTGCACCACCATTACCACCTGCAGTTTGTGTTTGTTGTTGCTGTTGTTGAGGAAATGTTCTTCTTATTTCATACTGCTGAAAAGAACCTACATCTTGAGGTTGTTCTCCTCCGGGAATAAATATAGGACCAGAATTTCTTTGAGAACCTCTATGATATGTAAACTGACCTATTGTTTTACTTGTTGCATTATAAGGCATTGCACCAAAATTAGCTGCAGGTTCTCCTACTGCACTATAATCTGCTCTTGAGCCATTATCAGGTGGAACATCTATAGATGGAGCAGCATTTGGCATACCTATTTTAGCAACAGATACTTGCCCGGGATACCCCGGTTGTAAATTATATCTTGCCCATTTATTACCTAAAGAATTTAAATTAAAAATTGGGCCATTTTGTCCAGTAGTTTGTTGTTGTGATTGTTGTTGAAGAGAACCACCTTGACCTCCTCCTCCACCTCCTCCACCACCACCTCCACCTGCTAAAAGGCTTCCGTTGTTGATGAAAGTTACTGCAACTGCAGCTTTAAATGCATCCCCACCTGCAGATCCTGCTGAACCTGTTCCACTATTTGCACTACCTGCACTTCCTCCTGCTCCACCTGCACCTATGACGCTACCATTATTTGTAATAGTAATAGTTCCTGCACCACCTGCATCTGCTTCTAATGCATATTCGGAAGTATTGTTTGTGCCTAAAGTTACACTCGAGGGAATAACAACATTTTTAGGATAGTCTACTGCATAGTCAGTTGAACCAAATAATGATTGTAAGTTTTGATCCGTTGCTCCTGTAGAATATGTAAATGTAAAACCTTTACCTTGATCATAAAAATCACTCACGTCTATTGCACCACTTTCAGGCACGTTCGCAGCATCGTTGGTGGCAGGGTTTGTTGGATGTTTTGTTCTTATATTAGATCCACCCCTATAAAGATCACCAAGACTAATTGCACTTGAGCCACCTACAAATTCAGTTCTCAATGCTGAAAAAGATAAAGATTGTCCAGAACTAGGTATCGTCACCTATTAACCTCCGTTAATAATCTGCTGCTTTAAGTGTGTTAATTCATTGCTGAGTTGTTTGACTGCTTCTATTAATACTGATGTTAACTTGCCATAGTCTACAGATTTTGTTTGCATATCATCATTTGCTGTTAGCACTACTTCTGGTAATACCGTTTCCATATCTTGTGCTAAGACACCAACTTGTTGTTTAGCATTATCTACATCATTTCTTTTATAGTAAACACCTTGCATCCTCATGACTTTTTCTAAAGCGTTTGAAATAGGTTCTATATCAGTTTTAAGTCTTTTATCAGAAAAAGCAGTAACATCATTGTTAAATGTTGCAGCCCCTGCCGCAGACATATCAAGTGTGAGTGCAGTTATGTCCACTCCACCGTCAGTTCCTTTAAATATAATATCTGCGTCACTAGCTGCATTATCGATAGTTATATTACCACTAGTTGTAGTTAGAAGAACGGCAGCGTCACCTGCTGTCAAATCATCAGCGGCCAAAGAACTAGCACCTGCAGCGTCTGCAAAAGCAATATCTGTTCCGTCTGATGTTAGTACTTGTCCATTAGTTCCCGGACCTATTACAGACGGATCACCATTGCTATCGCCTACTATTAATTTACCTCTAGCAATACCTGCCAATTTTGCTAATGTTACTGCATTATCGGCAATAGAAGCAGTTACCACAGCGTTTGCTGCTAATTCATCTGCACCTACTGCATCGTCTGCTAACATAGCATTTTCAACTGCACCGTTAGCGATTGTCAATGCTCCATCTGAAGCAACTGTTGCATCACCACTTACTTTGCTAAACACGTAAGTTGGTACTCTTGACATAGCAGACTTTCTTTCTGTACCATTTGCACCATCATCTACTATGATTAAGTCTGCATCTGCTAAGTCTGCATTAATATCTGTTGCACCATCAATCTCTAATGCACCAATGTCTACTTTACCTGCAGTAGATATGGTATTTAGTTTACTATCTTCGATACTACCTGCAAGTTGTGCATTGGTAATTGTTCCTGATAAAGAAGAGGTAGGATAATTAGTTGCATCTGCTAAGTCAAATGCAGGAGTTGCATCACTCGCACCTAATGCTAATGATATACCACCAAAGCTCACAGTGCTATTAGCTAGTTTAGCATTGGCTATTGAACCTGCTAACATATCGTTGTCAACTGCACCTGATTGAATTGTAGCCACACCTGTGTCAGCTATAGTTATATCACCTGATACTACATTGTCTATCCACTTAGATGTGCCTGTATCATAGAATAGTAATGCACCATCGGCAGGACTTGTTATGTTAGTGTCTGTTAGTTCTGATAATTCATCTGCTGTAGCAACTTGAGAATCTACGTAAGCCTTGATAGACTGTTGTGTAGCTAAATGACTAGCTGAATCTGAAGACATATTATCTTCATCTTTGATTGATGTACCTGATATTGTTCCGTTTAGAACTGCACTAGTAAGTGTTTTGTTTGTAAGTGTTTGTGAACCTGTAAGTGTAGCAACTGTGCTATCAATAGCAACTGTAAGTGTATTTCCTGAACCTGTTGTATCAATACCTGTACCACCTGCGATGTCTAAAGTTTCACTGTCTAGGTCAATACTTAATGCACCTCCACTGTCACCTTGAAAGTCTAAGTCTTGTGCAGTTACTTGTGAGTCTACGTATGCTTTTACAGATTGCTGTGTTGGTACAAGAGTAGCACTGTCAGAAGACATATCATCTTCGTCTACGAATGCTGTAATAGTTATTGCACCATCAGATAAACTTCCGTATGTAAGTGTGTCTGCAACGGTCACACTTGCACCACTAAATGTAAGTGCAGTTGTTGTACCTGATTTGATTATTAAATTGCCACTAGAATTTGTTGCACTACCAAATGTTACCCCACCGTCTTTAAATAATATATCTCCACCATCTGCATCTAAAGTTATATCACCTGCAGTATCAACAACAACAGCACCATCTGCTATTAAATCTAATTGTCCATCGGTAGATGAATTGATGTATATTGCTGTGTCTCTGAAGTAAAGTTTTTCGTCACTGTTAAGCATAACGTCATCATCAAAACGAAAATGATCATCTTCAGAACCACTACCATCATGTCCTATCCATCTTAATAGTCCATCTCTTTCTTCACCGTCAAATGTAACCAATACGTCTGTATCTGCCGCTGCTGTACCAAAAGTAAGTGTATTACCAAACAGTTTAGTAATTGGGCCGCCATCACCTGCAGTTGAACCATCATGAGTGTGTCCACTTGATACATTAAATGCTGATACTAACGCATCAAATTCGTTGTTACTTTGAGCTGCAGTTATTACATCTCCGTCAGTATATGACGATTGTCTAGCTGAGTATCCTGCCATTTATCTTCTTGCTCCTAATTGATATTCTAATTGAAATCCTTTTAGTGAATAGGGTGCAGTTGTTCCCCCGTCATTTACCCTTAAAGCTACAGCAAACCCAGATCCTTCTACTGGTTGCCTTACTAAGGGTTGTGATGCACCACCATAAGTTCCTGATGAACTTGATGCTGAACCGTAAGTTGATGTGCCATATATGGCTGCTACATCTTCTGAATCTAATGGATAAGCTGAAGGTCGTGCAGATTCTCTACTCTCATAATCATACCGAACAAAAAGGTCTGCGTCAATAGAAGATTCAGGTGCATAGTTAACTATCACCCTTTGCATGTTTTTTCGTATCCCCGGATCGTTCATCGTTAAATCAGGACTACGGTATCTTCCAAGTATAGATGTACCATCAAAATCGTTGCCTGATTCTTGTCTATAAACGTATCCATTACCTGAACCGTGTATAGCTATTACATCACCTGATGATACAAAAGTGTCTGTTGAAGTTGGTCTTATACCTTTTAATTCAGCAAACTCAAATTGTTGTCCTCTAAGAACACAAATAACACCTTTTGTAGTGCCTTCCCCTTGACCACTTTTCGTAAAGAATATTCTATATTGTGTTTTATTGGGTATTACGATTGATGTAAAACTTCCTGCGTCTGATAGATTAGTATCAAAAATAGACTGCACGTTAGAACTAATTGTACCCAATTCAACGTCACCAATTCTTGCAGTACCTGCAATAGTACGTAGTCCGTCAGGACCTAAGAATATTAAATCACCTGCAAATTCTTGTATGGTCTGTCCGTTTACACATCCTATGTTTCTCGTTACAGGTTTTACTGCAAAGTCACTAGAACTTGATCCTGTAAGTTGAAATATTCTGTTCTCACAAAATATAAATAAATTATCACGGAATACTTTGAGTCCAGTTATCGTATCATCTACTTTTACACTACCCGAAGGTAAACTTCCACTAGCACTAAAACTATCTTCATCAAAACCTACACTGAAGACTACCTCTTGAGGTGTACTAGACATGCCTGCATAAAACATATGATCTTTAAATACAGTTACAAATTTAGCACCATCTACTGAACTCTCAGATATAGTTGTTTTAACACTAAAGTCACTGTTAAATACTGTAGGCTCATTTGTGCCATCTACAATAATTAACTTGTCATTACCATCAAAGTTAAATCTTTCAAAATCATATTTACCTGCATTAGTTCTACCAGTATCTCGTTCTGTCCAACTTGATCCACCCGGAGTAGCACTAAATATCT